ATACAAAGAAATGTCTGCCGAGGAATGTTATGATTAGATAGAATATCAGATCAGTGATAGTATGGTGGCTGGAGTAGAAAAAATTTACTCTGAAGATGTTAATGAAAATAACGACAAATTTATTGACGAACTTGATTCGGGGGCAGAACAGGGATATCCCATTGGACTTAACACTCTTAATTATATGCTTGGTGGGCTACATGCGGGAACCATGACGCTATTTGGTGCACCTATTGGACAGGGTAAAACAAGCGGATCAGTTCCTATATTTATTATGAAAAATCTTGAAGAAGGGCGCAATGTTCTCGTTATTAGCAACGAGCAGACATGTAAAGAATATAGACAACTTATGCTTACTTATGCGCTTTTCAATAATCCAGAATTTGATGGTTGTGGATTAAATAGAAAGAAGATTTCTCGTGGCAATTTTACAGCAGAACAGAAAGCAGAACTTAAAAAGGCTGGGGAATGGCTTAAGAATCTTAAGGGGCACGTTAGATTTGTAGAACTTCAAGATTATAATACTGCGGCAGTACGTAAGATTATTACAAAGTATTCAAAAATTGGATACCCTATAGTTATTTATGATGTACTTAAACCCGCAGACGGAGCATCAGATAGGGCGTGGGCAGAGTTTAGTGCATGTGCCGAAACACTGTTTCAGATGGCAAAGAAAACTAAGGTTGCACTTGTATGTACATTCCAGTTAGCACCCGACTCTCTTACAAGAAAATATCTCGACCTTAGTTCCGTTGGTAAATCCAGAGGTATTGCTGAAACGTGTCATGCGTGTATTATGTTTAGACCCGTATTCAACAATGAATATGAAAATATTCACCCTTATAATTATAGGACTGAGGATGGTAAGAGAATAAAAGTATTTTCTGATCTCAACAAAGATAAGCATTATATTATTATATTTGTTCCTAAGAATAGGTCTGGAGAGGTTGAGCCACAGATATGTGTTCAGTTTGATATGGCTTTTATGAGAATGAAAGAAATAGGCTGGGTAGATATAGCATTTGACAACTTCTCGAGGGGGCGTTAATTGACAGCGTGAAAGATATATGATATCATATTATGCAAGGAGATAATATTATGAAACCTATTTATTTAGACTATGCCGCAACAACTCCAATTGTACAATGCGCAAAAGAAGCAGTTAAAAAATATATGGCAGTATTTTACAATCCTTCTGCCGCCTATAGTGGGGCGGTAGAAGTAAGATCGGATATAGAAAATGCCAGAAGTATTATTGCTAAATGTATAGGTGCTGACCCCGAAGAAATATTCTTCACTAGTGGTGCTACAGAAGGAAATAATATAGCGATACAGGGATTGAGACGTGTAACGAATGGTAGATTTGTTACGTCGGAGATAGAGCATCACTCTGTATTAAATCTTGCGGACAATGATAGTTATATTTTGCACGTAGATTCGAATGGTTTTGTGCGCCCAAACGATCTCTACGGGGCTCTTGACAAGGGTGACATTGTGTCGATTATGATGGTCAATAATGAAATTGGTACAATTCAGAACATTAAAGAAATATCTAGAATCGTGAAAAAGAGTAGGGCGTTTATGCATACGGATATGACTCAGGCTGTGGGACATATACCAGTCAATTGTCACGATCTAGGAATTGATATCGCTACGGCAAGTGGGCATAAATTTGGAGCGCCAAAGGGTATAGGTTTTATATATATACGAAAGGGGTTGCATATCCCCGCTCTCGTACAGGGTGGAGGACAGGAAAGAGGGCTTAGGTCTGGCACAGAAAACGTATGTGGAATTATGGCTATGGCGGCTGCACTTAAATATGCAACAGATAATATCGACAAGAATCTTAATCATATTTCAGAAATAAACAATTATCTTTGTACCCAACTTGATAATAGTGAATTTAATTTTGCATATAATTATGCGAACACCAATCATTATGTTGGGAATTGTAATGTGTGCTTTATGAATCAGCGAGGAGAGGAAATTGTAGAATTTTTATCTGCTAACGGGATTTATGTATCATCTGGTAGCGCATGTAATACCAATGACGATGAACCTTCTCACGTTCTTATGGCTATAGGTCTTACAACAGAACAGGCAGAAGCCTCAATTCGTATATCAATAGGAAATGATACAACAACAGAAGATATAGATAAACTTATAGAAACATTGAAAACATATTTTTCCTTAAGAAGAGGTGATTGATTTGATTGACGCAATAGGTCTTAAGGGGTATCTTTGCGATAAAGAAGACGAAATTATAAAGATATTGGATCATATTGGCATAGACATTGACACCATCAAACATCATCCTACTCAGAATTATTTGTCGATGTGTAGAAAGGGTGGCGATAATAAAAACGGATTATTGATATGGCTCGATAATTTAAATTATAAGATGATGACGCGCAATAGGTCTGGAAACATTTTTACATTGGTAATGGATGAAACTGGATGTAGTTTTCCAAAGGCTTTGGAAAATATAGCAAAGTGGACGGGGTACGACAACGACATAAAAATAACCCTACCATTTGAAGGTTTTTATAAACAGGCACAGCGTGACGCATTTGGCAACTACGATTTAAATTTCACATATTATTCCGAATTAGATTTGCCACCAGCAAATGCTCTTTCTCAAAAGTTCTTTAGGGATGGGGTAAGTTTTCAAACACAAGAACTGTTTGGGGTTAGGCTGGATTTGTGCGATAATAGTATAGCCATTCCCATATATGACTATTCGGGGAAACTAGTTGGATGTAAAAATAGAAGTAATGATCCCAACTGTCCTATGGACTGTAGGTTTTATGCTTCACTTCCATATCCTAAAACTAATGTTGTATACGGATACCCAAACAACTATCATTCTATAATTAGCAAAAATACTGTAATAATATTTGAATCGGAAAAATCGGTGATGCAGATGTATAGTTTTGGTAGTCCTATTGCTGTAGCAATAGGTGGTCATTGTTTAAGTAATACACAAGTTCATTACATCAAAAGTTTAGGCGCAAGAAATATAATCCTTGCTTACGATGAAGGTATAGACGAAGACGAAATACGTTTCGAAGCGGAAAAACTTAAAGTAGATAATCATATAATGAATAACAATGTGTATTATTTATTCGACAGAGATCATTACTATCTTAACCTTGGTTCCAAGGATAGTCCGTCTGACCATGGAAGATATGTATTTGAGCAAATGTGCAAAAATAGTATTATAAAACTGAGTGCGTGAGGTATAACATATGATTCATATAGACGGAGCGATTGTAAGAACCACTAGAAGGGGACAAATTAATTTGGTTTGTGCCTACATTCAACAGATCAAAACGGATTACAATAAAGCCATTTCTGATGGTAATATTTTGGAAATGATAGAACTTGAACAATGTGTAAAGTCGGATGATTTTCTGGGAGAGACTATTGGCATAAGTTCCGAAGCCACATTAAGGGCGCTGAGGAACTCATATGATAAGAATAAATTTGAAATAGTACGGGACGAAGAAACTGGATATCCGATAAGAGTTACTAAAAAGAGGGTGTTAAAAAATGGAGAGAGCAAAGGAAGAAAGACTGGAAAGCCTTAAAGAACAAGGAAAAAATATTTATTCTATTTCTAGATTAAATAGTCTTAGCCAGTGCCCATATTCAGCATATATCACATATAAATTAAAAGATAGGGGAGACGATAATGTCTGGGCGGCGCTAGGCTCTATTATGCACGATACACTTCAGGACATCATTGACAATGGTACTTCTACGGATAGTCTTAGAGAAAAACTTGAAGACGGAATAGACAATATGGAGATTAGTGGTATTGATTTTCCAAAGAGTAAAAATGGGGACAATACCATAAGAGAAAATTGGATTTCCAATATGGTAGGTTTTTGTCAAAACTTTAAAGTCCCTGATGGAGATTTTCTTACTGAGCAATTAGTTATTTATAAATTATCCGAAGATGATTATATACAGGGGTATATAGATTTATTAAGAATGGACGATGAAGATACCAACACTGTAAGTGTATTGGACTGGAAGACCAGTAGTAAATTTACAGGCAATCATCTTATCGAGGCTGGCAGACAGTTGGTTCTTTATGCTCAAGCGTTGGAACAGGCTGGATATAAAATAAATCAACTTGCATGGGTTATGCTTAAATATTGTAAGGTTAGTTGGAAACAGAAGAATGGTAAAATTAAAGAGAAGGTTTGCGAATGGCGTAATTATGTATCGCAAATCCGCCCATATCTTTTGTCTCCGCCCTCACCAGTTGACATTGACGAGTTTGAACTTGAGGCATTGGTTGACGAGGCGGTTGCAAATAATTCTCTTGACAACCTACCAGATGATTTAAAAAGTCAATTCCAGATAGAACAGTATATACACTATTATGATTATACCCCAGAAGTAATTGATGAAACTCTCGATTATGTATCTAAGCAGATCGAATCTTTTAAAAATCGTGGAGACGATGTTGCGAATTATCCACCTTTGGACATAAATAAAAATAGTTTCTTTTGTTCTTCGTTGTGTGGACATAAAAAGAAGTGCAAATTCTACAAGGACTATTGTGCAACATTTGTAAAGAAAGATGATGAAGATTTATTTTAAAAGGAGATATATAAAATGAGAGTGTGTGAAAGATGCAATAAGCCTCTTCAGGCTAAAAATAATATTATCATAGATGACTGTGTTAGTGTTGAGTCGAAGATTTATTTGTGTGATGAATGTTTACAGAAAACGATCGCTTTCTTAAATTCAACAGACTATGAATATATTAAAAATATTCTTACAAAGGTTGGATATGAAAACGACATAGAGGCACACGACGATGAACACTATCTTGTATTGAGTACATATGGCAATGAAGTCGCAATAGAATTTGATAATGACGGCAAGTTTGAAAGAATCACTGAGGTACATTAATGACATTTAGTTTAAAAGTGTCAGAGATAAAATCTCCATGTATGGGGTGTAAAAATAGAACCGATGCTTGTCATATTTCATGTAAACAATACAAAGAATATAAAGCAGCAAATGAATTGATATCTAAAAGAGTGCACGAAAAACAATTAGACATTGACAGATAGGAGTAATTATGATAGTATTGTTCATTGGAAAGAGTGCGGCGGGAAAAGATAGATTCTCGAAGGAAAAAGTTAGGGATGGATATATCCCTATAGTATCATATACAACCAGACCAATTAGAAATGGTGAAATAGACGGTGTTGATTATAATTTTGTCACCAATGAAGAATTTGAGCAATTAATCTCAGAGGGCAAAATTATGGAATATCGATCATATGAAACTTGTGTTGACCATAAAAAAGATATATGGTATTATGGAAGTCCAAGGGTCGATCTATCAATTGGCGACTACGTTGGTGTTGTAACTGTTTCTGGAGTTTGGTCTTACATAAAAGAATATGGAGCGAAAAATCTGGAAGTTATATATCTTAAAGCAGACGACGACATAAGAGAGGGTCGCGCAAGAAATAGGGGCTCATTTGACGAAGCAGAGTGGAATCGTAGGCTTAAGGAGGACGACAAAGATTTTTCGCCAGATAAAATATATGAATTAACTAAATCATTGTGGTATTTTACGGAGAAGTGGAATAACAAAAACTTGACAAATACATAAAAATATGGTATTATAATATGTGTCAAAAATTATTAGAAAATGACAGGGCGCTGTGTAACACAAAAAACAACTACAAATATGGTGAAGAGTACGTCTACCCCCCCTAAACAGCGCCTTGTTATTTATATAGAAAGGATCGCCTTATGAATGAATGTTTTCATTGTGGACATGAATCTGTAGTTTGGGATAACGACTTTAGTTTTGAAGAATATTATGGAGAAGGAGAAGGAATTGTACACATACTCCATTGTGCTAATTGTGGAGCGGAGATAGAGTATGCAATAAAAGATTCTAACTCTGATGAAGAATAATTTTATATGGAAAAGTAACTCAGTTGGTTAGAGTGGCACCCTTATAAGATGCTGGTCGTAGGTTCGAGTCCTACCTTTTCTATTTTTTATGCCGCCCTAGCACAATTGGCAGTGCGTCTGATTTGTAATCAGGAGGTTAGGGGTTCGATTCCCTTGGGCGGCTCTGCCACATACGGAGAAAAAGTAAAGAAGTGACTTTGAATGCCTGACGCTCTATGAGTGCGCGCTGTAAGAGAGATATATGTGGTGTTCCGTCGATGATGCTTCGGTGCACTATGTGGCTTTGGTTGGTTGGTCGAGCGGCTAAGACGCTACCCTTTCACGGTAGAAACGGGAGTTCGATTCTCCCACCAATCACGAACCGCAAAGTGGAAGATGCGGTATAAAAATGATCGACCATCCTCTATGAGTAGGAGATAGGAAGACCTGAGTTTACAGGGGGAGTTGAATCTGGCTACATAGAGTGAGTCCTAGAGCCCATGATACTAATGGACTATGCGTGAATGTGTTGGTTGTTTTACGGGAGAGAGCGGTATACGAATCGCAAAGAAGAGAGTGATATAATGGGTCGATGCATAGGTTTATTATATATCATTCTTCTTGGAAATAGCATGCACGTAGTTCCACTCTCCACCGCAAGACAGCCAATGCTAAAAAGTATCTGAAACGCTAGGCAATTGCGAGAACGTAGTGTAATGGTAGCACGCGTGCTTTGGGAGCATGAGGAGGCGTTCAAGTCGCACGTTTTCGATTTCTACTGTAATTACAAGTGCAGTAGACGGACATTTAGAAGAATAACATTTAGGGAATAGATTAGCAAAGTGTGAGGTGAGGGGCATATTGTACAGTATGCATTGACAGATGTGAAAGGGCTAAATGTTCGATAGTAATGTGGTGTAACTGGTTAGCACACCGACTACGTAGGTCGGAGGATCAGGTTCGAGACTTGACGTTACAATGCCCACTAAAGGAGCCTTACTCAAGTGGTTAAAGAGGGCTGACTACTAATCAGTTAGGTCTTATTGATGCGAAGGTTCGAATCCTTCAGGCTCCGTTTTATATTGTCCGTGTGGTGCAATGGATTAACATAACTGCCTTCCAAGCAGTAGATGCGGGTTCGATTCCCGCTACGGGCTCTACGATGTATTTTTAAGAGTATGCACGGGGTTATCAGCATCGCTTTGAGTAAATGAAAAATGCATGTCATTGAAAGGACGAGGAAGATACTGGTCGCTTACTAGGGATAATTGCAATATCCTGACGCAAGAAAATAAGTGAATAAAGCCCCTTGCAGACTGCCAAGAGAATAGTGAGTTTGAGTCTCACGCAGGGAGTTAACTCCGTACATACTCTTAAAAGTATATAATGGCTCGATAGTCAAGCGGCTAAGATACCGCCCTCTCACGGCGGAGACACGGGTTCGAGTCCCGTTCGGGTCGCGGTGTTTGGTAGCGCCAAACTGATCTGAGAGTAAGCAGAACGCCTCAGAAAGAATGAAAATGCCGAGAAAAGTTGCTCACAACCAGCGGTGAGAACGTAATGAGACTGGATTTAATATCTTCTTTATCGGAACTGCCCATGCCCTTTTCGTCTAATGGTCGGATGTAGGAATTTATTCCTAAGATTTCAGTTCAAATCTGTTGGAGGGCATTAACGTCATGGAACGTAAAGAGCACGTAAGTGTTTCTGCCAACATATCTAGAGAGACGCCGTAAGATAGTTGGTTAAAAAAGATGTTTACTAGCACCACTGGATTCATCCTTAAAAAAATCCAGAGCGAGGCGCGTCAATGCTACCATGTCGGAATTGGGAAACGGATCAGACTTAAAATCTGACGGGAGAAATCCCTTGCGAGTTCAAGTCTCGCTGGTAGCACTATGGCATTGTACCCAAGTCTGGATTAAGGGGGCGGGCTGCAGTCTCGTTATTCGTGGGTTCGAATCCTACCAATGCCTTTAGTACTTGAAAAATATTTTTATATGTGCTAATATAATTTTATAATAAGGACAGTCCAGTATAATGTTGGAGATTGTACTAAAATACAATCCTGAAAGCATTAACAACCTAGGATAAGTTAATGTTAGTAGGTAATACAAAAATAGAGGGGCAGTACCTCGGCTGTTGGCTATGGATATGTAATTCAGTTGGTTAGAATACTCGTCTGATAAGCGAGAGGTCATAGGTTCAAATCCTATCATATCCACACTCCTAAGCCGCATAAGTGTGCACGAGGGCGAAGTTGAAACACTCAGTCCTAGCGGCGGGCGCGAGTTAATCCGCGAAAGAAAACTGGTCACAATCCCTTGATCGAATGCAGAGTGTATTGAAAAATCGGCTTGCGTTGTGAGCGACAGATTTTAAAAATGATACATATGGGATATATTCCTCGGTAGTTCAGTTGGTATGAACGTTTGACTGTTAATCAAAATGTCACAGGTTCGAGTCCTGTCCGAGGAGCGATAATGTTTTTGTTTCTTCCTCGTCAGCATTTATTTAATTTGTATTAAAAAACGGAGGATTACAATGAGAGGAACAATTGGCTGTTTAATTCGTATCGTACTAGTTGGTTTGCTCATATATGGATTCTATGTGTTAGTTGGTAACTATTACGATGCGGCGGTTGGTGATACACCAGATTGGCTAGTACAGTTTATGAGGATGGAAATGCGATGAATAAATGGGAAGTAAAAGAGGTTAAGGAAATATTTCCTTGCGTATCAGATCACGAGCGCACACTAGAAGAACGAGCGCTGTCTTTGCTTGGTGAATATAAAGCATATCATTTCGACAATGATTATTGGCGTGGAATTGAATACGCCCTAAGATGTTTGGAATTTCTTAATAAATAAGTTTGGAATTTCCTAATAAATAAGTTTTATCGACGCGGGATGAAGAGCATTGGAGGTTCACTTGGCTCATAACCAAGAGTAGGTGGGTTCGATTCCCACTCCCGCAATTCTAATTACAATGCTTGACAAATAATTAATACTATGTTAATATAATAAAGGTTCGAAGAGGTATATAACTAAATAATGTTATATATTTTTTTATTTTGACGTCTTATGAGGCGCATACATATGACCATGGTGTAATTGGTAACACGGCGGTCTCCAAAACCGTTGTTTGGGGTTCGACTCCCTGTGGTCATGTTTGGGTTTTGCGACCCGATTAATATGTTTGTGTGGTGGCTGGAATAGGTAGACGCAAATACAAATTCACGAGGATTCAGCAGTTAACGGTTGGCGGTCATGCGAGAGTTGAGACTACGTGCCGAAAAAGCGGAACCAGTTGGAGAACATTATACTCAAATCGTGAAGAAAAAGACCGTATGCAAGGTGACAGCAATTCAAATCCTTGCCCACACATTTAAATAATGGAGAGGATAAAGGAGGGCACTGAAGGAAAGCATTCCGAAGGAGGGCATGAAACTCTTAATATGCAAAATAAACCTTCAAGCATAATCCATTATTATACCGCTATCGCCAAGTGGTAAGGCACAGCACTTTGACTGCTGCATCACGGGGGTTCGAATCCCTCTAGCGGTGCTTGGAGACATTAACTCAGTTGGTAGAGTACGCGACTTTTAATCGCGATGTCGAGGGTTCGATTCCCTCATGTCTCACTCCTCCAATCTCTAATATTGGAGAAATAGAAATAATATTAATAGATTAAAAGGAGAATAATTATGGCAACAGCAAACAAGCATAAGCAAAGGAGTTCTAGGAAGTATAGGCAGCGTCCAAATTTTGAGAGATTCTTTGTGGCACACGCCCAGAAGGCTCACATAAAGAGCACAATTGCAGCAGCAATGTTAAGACGCTTATTTGCAAATAATACAGAGGCAGAAGATGAAAACGTATAAGGCATTATTTACACTGCCAGACGACATAGTTCCTCCCGCAGTAATAGGCTTTCAAGTGGCTATGCCCGTAGAAACCCCTCAGGGGATGCAAATACAGGGTAAAAGTTTTACCGCTCCATTAATGCCTATTGAATCTATCATTGAGGATTGCGAAGATTTTACGGAGGTAAATGAAGATGAAGATGATTGATGATGACGATGTTATTTTTTATTTTTATACAGACGAAGATGGAAATTTTATAGACATTGAATGGAATCCTAAATATATTGTCACCGATCGGAACATTCCTCCAGCATGTAGAAATTGTTCGAAGCATCCATCAAATGGTGGTGACGGAATATGTTTCTGTATAAATGGAATTTCGTCAATAACTTGCTAAGGTTAAATGGAAGGAGAAATAAAATGACCAAGAATAGAGAAGATTACAACCCTACGCCAGTCTATAACAGAAAATATGCTAGGAACGTTATTCGTGCTCAGATTCTTAAAACTAGAGGACAGCACAATGTTAGTGCGCTTATGAGCGACACATTTCGTGACATGCGCAATAGGAGTAAGGAAGTCACGGCATAATAATTAGACTTGACATAATAATAAAAAAGGTGTATTATTGTCTTACTGATAGGACAATTTATACACCTTTTTGTCTTATACAGAAGACACTTTTAGTTTTCTAGGAGGACAGTAATAAATGAACTACACAATCTATCACCTTCATTCAGACATTTCAACATGTGTTACGTCGATAGATTCAGTAACTAAATACAATCAGTATATAGATCGCGCCAAAGAGTGTGGCATGACCGCCTTGGCTTTTTCTGAACACGGCTCAGTAATGGAGTGGGTTAAGAAAAAGGAAACTATAGAAAAGGCTGGAATGAAATATATTCATGCCGAAGAATTTTACGTGACAGAAACCCTTGAAGAAAAAATTAAGGATAATTGTCATGTTATTATTATTGCAAAAAATTATGACGGTGTATTGGAGTTAAATAAATTATCTTCAAAATCTTTTAATCGCAAAGATAATCATTATTACTACTCTCCTCGTATTTCTATGGAAGAATTGGAGCAGACCAGTAATAATCTTATTGTAACATCGGCGTGTCTCGCATCCCCTCTTTCTAGGGGCAACGAGAATTTTAAAGAGAGATTTCTGAGGTTCTTAACCACAAATAAGGACAGATGTTATTTGGAAATTCAGCATCACAACGTGGAAGAACAGATAAAATACAACCAGTATCTTTATGAATTATCTGAAAAGTACGGCATCCCTCTTATTGCTGGAACCGACACTCACTCCCTTAATGCGGCACACGCAGAGGCTCGCCTTGTTTTACAGAAAGCCAAGGAGATTAGATTTTCAGAAGAGGATGCATGGGATCTCACATTTAAAACATACGACGAACTTGTATGTGCTTATGAGAATCAGAAGTCTTTACCTATGGATGTAGTATTACAGGCTATCGAAAACACAAATGTAATGGCTTCTAGAATAGAAGAATTTACCCTCGATAGGTCATATAAATATCCCGCACTTTGGGAGAATCCTAAAAGAACATTTATAAACAAGATTAAAGAAGGTATTAAGCGTCGTGGCGTAGACAAATTCCCCAATAGGGATGAATATGCCGATAGAGTTAAATATGAACTCAAGGCATATGAACACAATGGGGCAATAGACTTTATGCTTCTTATGGAAGATATCTGTGCTTGGTGCAGAGAGAATGATATTCAGATTGGCTATGGTCGTGGATCAGTTAATGGCTCAATTTGCGCATGGTTGTTGGGTATCACTGAGATGGACAGCATTAAGCACAAACTTAACTTTGAAAGATTTATGAATGTTGAGAGAGTAAGTTTGTCCGACATTGATACTGACTTTCCTCCCAATAGAATTGACGATGTTAAAAGTTATGTCTATAATCATCACGGATTGTATTGCAGTGACATTATCACTTTTAATACAATAGCAGATAAGGGCGCCATAAAAGACGTTGGTAGAGCATTAGGAATGTCTCTTGAAGAGGTGAGCGGTATAAGTGAATCTGTCGATGACCCTAAAAGATATGCCGAAATGCGTAAGCAGTATCCCGAACTCTTTAGATATGTTGATATATGTAAGGGCGTAATAGTTAGTTGTGGCAATCATCCGTGCGGAATGATCGTGTCGCCCTATCCATTGGACGACAGTATTGGACTTTGTACAACATCAACAGACCCATTTCCAGTATCGCAGATATACATGAAGGAAATTGACGGACTGAATTATGTCAAACTTGATTTACTTAAACTTGATACTATTCAGGTTATATCCGATACTTGTAAGGCTGCGGGTATAGATATGTTATATCCAGACAATATGGACATAGACGATATCGATGTGTGGGATTCTATACGTGATGACACCGTGGGTATATTCCAGTGGGAAGGCACCACGGGAGATCGTTATATAAAGAAACTTCTTGCTGACAATAACATTAAAAAGTTTAAAGAGGTTGATGAAAACGTTGATAGAATGATGTTGCTCACTATTGGCAATTCAGCAATCCGTCCCGCTGGTGCATCATATCGTGACGATTTGGCTAGCGGCGTTGTTAGAAAGAGTGGCAACGATGCCATAGACGAATTTCTTAAGCCTACGTTCGGTTATCTTGTATTCCAGTGTCAAATCATTGAATTCCTAAATCAGTATTGCGGATTCACAATGGGTGAGGCTGACGTTGTAAGGCGTATGTTTGCAAAGAAAACTGGTACTGAGGGTGCAATTCCTGTTATAAGAGACGGCGGATATCTTAACGGCAATACATCACATTATATAGATGGGTTTATTGCCACTATGGAGAAGAAATATAACATGCCAAAAGAAGAGGCTGAACAAGCAATTACTGCGTTCTTACAAGTAATAATTGACGCCTCAGATTATCTTTTCTCGCTTAATCATAGTGAACCTTATAGTTACGAAGGTTATGCGTGTGGATGGTTACGTTATCATTATCCTTTGCAGTTTCTTACTTGCTCACTTAATATCAATAAGGACAATGCAGAGAAGACTCAGGCGCTTACACAGTATGCCGCAAGTCAAGACATATCAATATTTAATCCTAAGTTTAGACATTCCTTAGGAGATTATTCATTTGATCTGGACAATAAAACCATATATAAAGGTATCGCCAGCATAATTTATATGTCTCAAAAAATGTCACAAGAATTATATGATTTGCGAGGTAATAATTATGAAGATTTTATAGATGTGTTGGAAGACATATCTAATAAAACTTCTGCCGATACAAGACAGACTGAAATACTTACGCTCATTGATTATTTTTCGGAATTTGGAGAGCCCCACGATTTATTTGACATTGTAACACAATGGGAAGAGTGGCATAAAAAGAAAACAATTAAACGTGGTTCCGATGCAGAAAAGTTTTTTACGACAAATATTGTTACTAAGCATGCCACAAAAATAACAGAAAAACAATATTCGGGCGTAGATATGATCGGTGTGCTTAAGGACTGGATTAAAATTCGTAGACATTTACCTACTACACCTTTCGACAGAATGGATTATGAGAGTGCGTATCTCGGATATATTAACACAATAGTTCCCGAGGCTAAGCCTGAATATTATTATGTTTGTAAGGTGGAGGGCTATAGTAAGAACCTTCTTACTTTGTATCAAGTTTGTGATGGCTCTACTATGAAAATTAAAATTGACAAGAATTATCAGGTGGAAAAGGGCGATATAATTCATATCCTTGAGTATACAGATAGACCTAAGTATCGTAAGGTCGGAGAAGACCCTAAAACGCATAAGCCCAAATTTGAAAAAACTAATGACACAGAACGTATTATTAGTAAGATTGCGCCTGTAAATAGAGGCGCTAAACCCTTGACAAAGTTGGGCGTAGATGGTATAATAACTAAGAAGGACAAGAAATAATATAAAATAAAGAAAGGAGGTATCTATGAAGCCAATAACTGAGTATAATTTTAGAGAAATTATGGATAGGTTTGTGATTATAAATATTCCAAACGTAGAAAATTTAGATTTAGAATATGAAAATTATGTGGCATATTGTTACATAGACACAGAAAATGGAATATCCTTTAGCGTGTACGGTGGATATAAAGACGGAAACATCTATAAAATGAATAATGGTTTACTAATTATAAGATATTCTGACAGTTTTAAGTTGGAAATTTATAATTCTCCCACAGAAGAAATGAATCAACGAGCGTCACAAATGAAAGAGTTATATACAATGTCGGACTGGATTGAAAAAGTTAGATTAGACACTAGATACGACCGCTATAGAGATAATGCCTTTCCTGACGACATGCTTTTAATTGTGCGTACACCAAAAGACGCATCTTATGATAATTACGATCAGATAGAAGAAGTTCTTTGGACAAGACCAATTTCTATTCTTAACAACGGAGACTTAATAGGAATTACCATAGAAGACGGAGCATATATAAAGAAAAATAGTATAGTGTGGATATGGGAAAATACAGATGAAGACAATACTATAGTGGCAGTCACCGAAGACTGGATCAATATGCTTAACAAATATTCTGAAAAGGAGGAAGAATGAAGGAGTATAAATTAACTGAAATTAATGATATAGAAAAAGTTAATATAGAAGCCCTCGCCGAATTAACTAACGGGCTTGGCTCTGATGAAGATGTCGAAGAACTTGTTGCTATGGCGTGTCGGCGTACTGAAATAGTTGGCGCTAATGCGGCTAACAATAAAACATTTTCATCATTATGCAGCGTGATTATCCCTAGCCCCAATTATAATCCACGTAGCGATGCGGCTAGGTGTGGAGTAAGCAATAATAAGATTGATACAATTACCATCCATCACATGGCTGGAAATCTTACAGTTGAAACTTGTGGAAATATTTTTGCAAACCCCAATAGGGGAGGCAGTTCTAATTATGGGGTAGGTACCGATGGTCGTATTGCTGGATACGTAGGAGAAGAAAATCGCGCATGGACGTCCAGTTCAAAATATAATGATTTCCGTGCGGTTACAATTGAGGTAGCAAACGATACACTTTCTCCCACATGGACTGTATCTGACGAAGCGCTTACCAATACAATTAATCTTGTAGTAGACATTTGTAGGCGCAACGGAATTAAGCAACTTATCTATTCAAATAATAAGAACGACAGAGTTAATCATGTCAACGGATGCAACGTTACGATCCACTCTGATTTTGCCGCTACCGCCTGTTGTGGTCCGTACCTCAAGGCACTTATGGGAAACATTTGTTTGGCGGTAAATAATATTCTTAACGGAGGACAGCCAACGCCTGTACCCACTCCCGTTAATCCTTATACTAAACCTACTTCTCCTATTAATAGTGGTTCAAGAGGGGATTCTGTAAAGTGGATTCAGTGGCAACTTAATATATATAAGTATGGTCTTGCGGTTGATGGGTCGTATGGTCCAGCCACCACAAATGCAGTGGCTGATTTTCAGAAAAAGCACGGACTCCCCGTAACAGGCAATTGTGACATGAACACAATATATATGCTTGATGGTGGACAGCCTCAGCCTTCTCCATATAATCCTCCCGATCCTTACGCAGATTATTCAAAAGCATTTTGGGACTTTTTTAGAACTCTTGGAATGCCCGAATATGGAGTAGCGGGACTTATCGGCAATATATCTATGGAGAGCGCTATTAGACCTAATAATCTTCAGAATAGTTATGAGCAAAGTCTCCATATGAGCGACGATCAGTATACTGCCGCCGTAGACAACAATACATATAACAATTTTGTAAACGATAGAGCGGGTTATGGATTAGCACAGTGGACATATCCTACTAGAAAGCAGGGACTTCTTAATCTTGCAAGACAGTGTAAGATGTCAATTTGCGATATTAACCTTCAACTTACTTACCTTACTCAGGAACTCCAGACCAAATATAAAGGAGTATGGGACGGATTATTCGCCGCTAAATCAGTGCTCGAGGCAAGTAATATTGTGCTTCTTCAATTTGAAAGACCTAAAGATCAAAGCGTAGCAAATCAGCAGAGAAGGGCGACATGCTGTCAGGGATACTACAATAAGTTCTCTGGCTCAACAATTACTACAGTATTTCCTATAGGAGGTGTAAAAGTGGGAGCAAATTTAAAGAACAATAAATCTTATAAGGCAACAGTAATTCCTCAGGTTCTTAATGTTCGTTCTGGTGCGGGACTTGATTTCTCAATTAATGAGAAGATTAAGAAGGACGAGGTATGCACCATCGTTGAAGAAAAAGACGGATGGGGAAAACTCGAAAACGATAGAGGATGGGTTGAACTTAAGCGTGTAAAAGCACTTGACTTTTAATACAAAATATGGTATTATAATATTGTCGAAAGACACAACACTCAGATAAAAAAGGTCACAAATATAGACGACAAAGTTTAGGAACTTATTCCGTTATTAAGTCTGAGATCTGAAAAATAGGGCGGGTAATTATCCGCCCTATTAGTTTCTGAGAACGGAGAGTAATAAAACTTTCGAAATAGATATAAAGGATATAGTGGACAGATATAGGAAAAAATGGTACAATAAACATAAGGAGGCTGCTATGAATGGAAGTAAGTAAACGTGATGGAAGAGATCAGGAGTTTGACAAGAGAAAAATAACATCTGCAATGAAAAAGGCTTATAGAGCCGCGCGAGGAGAAGATAGCGATGAATTTGATATATTCGCTCAGCAAGTAGCAGATAGTATTGCTAAGTCGGCAGTAGATTTATGGGGGACAAAAAACCATAAGTTATTATCCGTAGAAGACATACAGGATATGATCGAAAATAAATTGATGGCATCTAAATACAAGGATGTAGCAAAAAAATATATTCTGTATAGGAATAAAAGAACTAGGTCTCGTGAATATAATGCAGACTTTATGAAAGAAGTCACACGCAAGATTATGGCTTCAAGTATAGATAATCAAAACGCCAATGTTGATGAAAAATCTTTCGGGGGGCGTAAAGGAGAAGCCGAAAGTGTACTTATGAAAAAGTACGCACTTGATTATTTGATGTCCGATAAGGCTCGATCAAGACATTTAAACAATGAGATTTATACTCACGACCTTGACAATTATCCTGTAGGAAATCATAATTGTCTTACCATTCCTTTTGATGATCTACTCGCAAATGGATTTAATACAAGACAAGCAGATATACGTCCCGCCAACAGCGTTAGCACAGCCTTTCAATTGGTCGCTGTAATCTTTCAGTTACAGTCATTACAACAGTTTGGTGGTGTATCAGCAAGTCATTTAGATTGGACGATGGTTCCATATGTAAGAAAATCATTTACTAAACATCTTAAAGATGGATTAGTGTATGTCGAAAAGAAAAGCGAATATAAGGCTGAACGTTTTAGTAAATGGGTCGAACATGATGAAGTACATCCAGATCATACAATTCATTTTGACGATGCAGAATTTAAAAATTTACATCCTGATGTTTGGGAATATGCTATGGCTATGACTGAAAAAGAAACACGACAGGCGGTTGAAGCAATGTATCATAACCTTAACACTCTTCAATCTCGAAGCGGAAATCAGTTGCCATTTACCTCAATCAATTATGGAACTTGCACATTGCCTGAGGGCAGAATGGTCATTAAGGCTCTTCTCGAAGGTAGCATTAAGGGTGTGGGCAAACATCATAAAACTAGTATCTTCCCTTGCGGTATCTTTCAACTCATGAAAGGTGTCAATAGAAAAGAAGGAGACCCTAATTATGACTTATATAAATTGGCACTTGAGTCTACAGCCAAGAGATTGTATCCAAATTATTGTAACGTGGATTGGAGTGGTAATGCTGGATACGATCCCAATGATCCAAGGACTTACATGTCAACTATGGGTTAAAAACAACACTATGGCTCATGTAAAACTCGGTGAACTTACAAATGTAAGGTGTCAACTTGACATTATAATAATGGAAATGTAGGAAATGACATTTTGCAAGTTGGCTAACGGGGAATGTTCAAAAGAAAGAATCCCGTGCCAAGACGCATATTAAACAAATACCTCTAATTCAAGGAGGTATTTATGAAGGAATATGATGGCTTTTTAGTAGATGATGATTTAAATATTTATAGTAAAAGAACTGGTAAAAAACTTTCCTTGTCAAAAGGATCGGATGGTTATTTACAAGTACAATACAGAAACAAAGATGGTAGTTCTCACCATAATAGAGTACATGTTATACTCGCACATTGTTTCATTCCTAATCCAAATAACTATAAATATATTAACCACATCAATAGCGACAAAACAGATAACAGACTTGAAAATCTAGAATGGTGTACGAATTCATATAATGTATATCACGGATGGCACAGTGGTAATCGTATTCATAAGAACAATACATCGGTAGAAGTTAGAGATTTAAGTAATAACTTTATAGGAGAGTATGGTTCTATAAGAAAATGTGCCGAAGCATTACAACTTGATAGACATAAAATCGCCAGAGTATTAAAAGGTGAATTGCAAAAAGATTATTTAGGTTATTTGTTTAATTATGCGTAAGGTTAAACGACTATCGAAAGTATAATCCGAAAGAAATATTCGGATGAAGAAACAAGTAGAGTACATTAAATGTGAAATTCATTTAATGGAAGTGCCGAGCATCATTTGTTTGGTAATAGAATAGATGATGAAGATATAGTCTAGGTCTCACATAGTGAGACTTGTGTAGAACGTACAACGGATACGATATTAACGGCTTTGGTCAACTCAAAGATGGTAGAGGCAATATCTGCCCTGTAACTATCATTCTTCCGACAATAGCAATGGAGGCAAGGGAGAAAATTCAAAAATATACTGTATATATTCCAGATTTAGATTCTGAAACTGTTGAAGAATTTATGAAACTTCTTGACGATATGATCCATGATGCT